TTCTGTCTTTAGTTCTTGTTCAATTTCATTTGCTAGAGTTTCTAATTCAGGCAAATTAGCCACTAGGTCTTCAAAGAATTCCTTGACAGAACCTGAGGGCTCGATTTCTTTATTAACTTTACAGGCTGAATATGCGTAAGCGATCGCCTGATCATGTGGTTTACCGGCTCGCATACCTTCACGAATATGTGTACCAACGCAATTCTTTTGAGCCTGATTTAGTTGGCCACGACTACGCTTATTTGCATTGCCGGGCCCCGGCATCACACCCAAATTGCCTTCATTAAGATCTTTGATAACACCTTCAGCTTTGTCAGCGCCGCCAGCCAGATCAAGAAACTTCTGCCATGCATAAGCATAAACAGGATCACTTTCATATTTCTTACTGACCATCTCAATGGCTTCTTCTTCTGTCTTAGCCATGCCCCATTCAACCATGTGCGAAATCGTACGAGCCTTAATTGCGCCACAAATGGCAGCAGCCGCTTTATCATCATAACCAGCTGCCTTACGATCGGACATACACTGGTCAAAGGGATAATGCTTAGGTTTAACTGCCTTATCTAATTCGGCCATTGCCTTTTCAACATACCAAGCCAACGAACGAGCCGCTGGATTAGCAGGCACTGAAACAACAGAAACTTCATGAAGCTCCATGCCCTTGATCACAAGGATTTCTTTCTTAGTTACTGCATCCTCTTGTTTGGCTGCGTCTAAGATGCGGCCCCGAATACTGAACTTTGAAAGCGTGCCATCTTTAATTTTGCTCCAAAGAAGAGGTTCCGTTTTAGAAATCTCAGCTTTGATAAAAAGCTTATCGCCTTGGGCTTCAGCTTTAATCAACCTACCAATGGGACGATTTGAGTCGTGGTTATATAGAAGAGTGTTATACTTCTGTAACGACTCTGCACCCATACGAATAGCATCAGGTGTGATAATGTGAGACTGCGCATCAAGATCACCAGTCGAGGCATAACCCTCAATTATCCACTTACCTTGAAGGACTTCACTAACACTGTCTTTTGTCGCCTTATCAATCTCGGCGACAGACATATTCCACTCAGCAGTAAAAGGAATTGGATTAACGAACATAACTCAACGACACCTCATGTGTTGAGTATGATAATAGCGTGAATGTTGGGTCTTGGCAACCCGTGCAGGAATAAGGAACTAACTATAAGACATTAGGCGAGTAAACTGGAATAATGAAAGTATCTTCTTAAGACTATATTCTGGCCACTCTGCCTTAACATGGTGAAGAGTCGGAATAAATTCATCGAAGGCAGGCGTATCACCTAAATCAGCAAAAAACGTCTTTAGTACATTGGAACTAGGCTTACGCTTGTAATAATCCTGATAACAGTAATTGTTACTGTACTCGTGAGGAATTAGTTTTAACTCCTTGTTAAAATTACTGAAACGGGGGTCACCTGCAAACTCAACAGCAGGCAAACGAAGCAAACAGGAATGGCAAGACCCACAGTAAAAGTGCTTCTTACCTAAATAACGTGGTAGCTGGCAGGACGTCGTTGAGGCATAAATATAAGGATGCACCTTTTGTGACAGATTGATAAGGTCGCCCATAATCGTACGACGACCCGTCTGTATATTGGGTACGCAGATCTCTATGCCAGTAACTTTGGTGAATCCTTCAATAAAGTCTGGAAAACTATCGTGGAGACGATCATCAATACTAGTACCAACCCACATACGTGTACGTGGGAAAGTGGTTGCAGCCTGAGTCACCAGCATGAAGTTACGAAAAGCTTTAGCCCACTTACGTTCAAGCTTGCAGTTCCATCGGGCCGACATCTTACGATGATCTATAGTTGTGCCAAAAACTTTTTGTGCAAGTTCCACAATTTTCGATGAAGCTTTGTTTTCCGGCCACAAACCTGTACTAAACGTGGATTGGCCATGGTACAAAGTTGCTGCGTTGGTCTGACCCCTGAGATGCTTGAACATGAGGTGTGTTGAATCGGCGCCACCAGATAAAAGAAGTGTGTTCTGGGTTATCGGAAACGTTTCAGGCTGCCAAGTGTCACCTTCAAAAACAACCAGTGCCATGCCATATTCAGAAAGCAACGTATCATAATCAGCAGGCATGGGTGCCATAGCTCTGTGCCCTATGTTTACAAGTGCTTCAGTAGCAAAACGCGCGACTACTAAACCCTCCATTATACCTAAATACTTGTCACTTGGTGTAGTGCTACCTGGTACTTCATACCAGTAACTGGCTAATTCAGGACCATCTATTTTGAAAACTTTAATAGTGGCTAGGTGACCGCTCAGCGTACGGGCTAATTCAACTTCAGCCCTGGTAAGTAAAGTATACTTAGGAAGTTCACGCTTTTGTATATCAACTCTTTTTGGCGTAATTGACATACAACTAATTTAAATGGTAAAACGTAGTAAGATCAACTATGTAGGATTATCCTATGCAAGCTCGCCCCAAGTGCTACGTAATATCTTGCCGTTCTTATCTGCTCTGATAATGTTAACTACAGTTGCTTCTGAGTCATCTGCTACCACCACTAGCTGCTTGGTTTCAGGATCCATTTTAAAAAATGTAGTCGTGGTAATAATTTCTTGCTTTATAACTTGCATATTATGAAATCCCTAACTGCTGAGCAATATCAAGAAAAGCTGCTGTTGATTCAGGATGGGTACCTGTTTGCAAATCCCAAACTAATTTGTTAGCACCTGATGCATCCTGCTTTGCCTGGCGGTAGAGTGCATGGAACTCCGCAAAGTTTTCATTGTTGTACAATTCTTTATACGCATGAGCAGGCTGACCTGTGCGGGCAACTGTTTCAGCATTTGTCAAATGACTCTGAGCATAATCGGTAATACCACCTTCCTTCACTGATGCGGCTGTAAAGCGCCTATGTGCTGATGCCAAAGCAGGAGTAGCACCTGAAGAGCCAGCACTAATAGGATACAGGTTCCGATCATAAACTGCATGGCCAGATTCATGAGCTAGCACATGATCTAAAGCAGCAGGATTCTTTCGAACTCCTGCCATGAAAACATGAAGAGTTTTATTCTGTTCATCCCATTGTCCTAGGACATTTAACTTTCTGCCACCAATCATGGGTTGATTAGGAGATTTTTCAAAGACTTCAATTGCACTAATTTCTTTGCGGACGCCTTCAGGTAATTTATTAAAGGCAGCCGCTACCATACGACGTTCACTTTCACTAACGCCTCCATTAGCAGTGACACGTGAAGAACTAGCTGAGCGGGCAGCCGCTTCTTCTGAAATAAAAACTCTGGCGCCAGAACGGGTCGTAATCCAAAAACCTTTTGCGCCTTGAAACACAGACAATGCTCTAGCAGCCACTGCTGCTACAGCTCCGCCAACACCTGCCAGTTCTAGTAATTCAGGTGTATCAATGATATAGAAACCAACAGGTTGAATAGCGCCTAACGCGCCTTCAAAATCTGGGGGTAGATCCACATCTAAAACAATATCTTCTTCCACTACTCGCCTCCATTGGCAACAGGAAGATTTGAATCAATAACCAGATAACCCAGCTGCTTTAACGCATAATCTAGTAGGCCAGGGTTAGCCTGATTAAGAGGCATCGCTTCAAGGCGAGAACTATCAGAAACAGCTTCTGCCTGATCAAAATCCTTTAAAGTAGGACCCTGAACAGGTACGCGATGTAAGATACCTGACTTTTGTAAACCACGAATGGTCTTAGTAAATTCTTTGTCATTGGGGTTAATGGGCATCTTAGATGTATTCCAAGCCCAGGTCCCAACAATGGCACCATTAACAGTAGCAATATAACCCTTACGTGCCACACCCCAAACCTGACCTAGGCGGGCAAAGGACTGAAGTAGTGTTTTTTCTTCACTTGGCGTTAATGCCATGTTTTCCAACCCCCTAAAAAATTAAACATTTTCCCTAAAACGCCTAGACGTAATTGAGCCCCTAAAATTTCAAACAAGTCCCTACTATAATACGCTGCGTAAGACGGCTGTGTCACGTATAACCGAAACCAGGACATCCAGAAGTCCTTTGGACTGGCTAGGCTGTCAAGATTCATAAGTGGTAAATCTGGAATATTCTTTAACACTGGCTGAAAGTACTGCTCATAGTTCCGTGTCCAAAAAGTTAAATCACCTTTCTTTTCACCAACTCCCAGAGCAGTAGCTCTGATTTCAGCTACCATCTTAGTACCAATACGCTGGATACCTGCCTTATTTTGTAAATAATCTAGAGTACGACCTAAATAATCTTTACGATAAGCATCTTTTATTTCTGTCTTAATAAGAGGCTTAGCGTCACGCCAGAGCTGTTCAGCAATCACATCAGCCAATGTTGCCTGCTTCTGAGACTTCGTTAACGTATTCCAGTAATCAAAATTAACAGTGAAAATGCCCTTATCAAAAAAACCAATGTTATTTCGTGAACCTGACATCTTACCCATCTGAATACGATCCACAAAACTTACCTCTAAGTTTTTAAA